CTTCCTTACGGATCATTACAGCACCAAACCCAACCGCTGTAACCTCCTCAATTCCCTCTTTACCGCGAGAATCTACATTCGACCACTTACGAACCTCAGTATCCCCATCCATGTACCTAGTCAAAATCTTTGCCGTAGGTGTGACAGGCTTTCTCCGAGTCGTAGCATTAACCCCAACGATAGGCACATTGCGGCTTAACATGATGCTAATGATGTCGTGTGGAAAACGCATATCGCTATCGATAAACAGCAATGCGTCACACCCTTCACCTAAAGCAACCTGCGCTAACTTTTCCCGTTGATCGAAAATCAGCGTCCCCGGCATTGTGTAAAGGCTTAACCCACCCTTACCGTCCTTGCAACGAACTGACGCATCGTGTGCTGTCATCCTCGCAAAGTCAAAAGCAAAACCAGTATGAACCTCATCCCTACACGGTACGCAAACTCCTACTCTCATACAGTTCCCCGGTACGTTTTCCAGACAGCATTATCAGGATCGTTCAGCCACCTAGCAAATCCGATCTCATCCACCACGTTAAAGCCCTTCATAATCCCTTGCTGATTCAGTACGTCAATCACCGTAAAGGGTATTCTGGCTACGTGATGAAGCTCGTTTAGGTGTCCTTGTCGAGATTTGTCAAAGTCCAGTTGTCGCTTATTGGCCTCAATAATCTCGGTTACATCCTGCTTAGTCTCGATGACAATCCCACCATCACCGTCTTCAAATGCTGTCTGAGTCCGTATCGGAGTACTCATAAATCCTTTCGTAGTTCTCCCCCACCATCAGGCAGGGGAGAGTTGCTACTTATTACAGAGCCATATCTAGGTCAGCAACGATGCCATGAGCAGCTTCGTTCTTGACTTCCAGAGTAACTTCAGCCAGAAGCTGAGTATTCTCGCTGTCACCAGTCTTAGCCAGATCATTAGTCTGGAATGGACGGAGATAAGCAAGTGCTGCGTACTCAGGATCAAGGATCAGAGCATCACGGGTACGCATGAAGCGGTTAGGAACAACCGACATCGTGCCAAAGTCCGACATATAAACGTCAGCCGCACCGATAATAGTGGTCGGAGTATTGCCGGGAGCCATGTAACGCTGTGCAGCGATACCAGCAAACGACGATACCTTCTGCTTACCAGCAGCACCAACCATCAGAATCTTCGGCGAACCACCGGAGACATACACTTCCGAAACAACAGTCTTCAGCAGAGCCTCGGTGAAGGTACGCTGAGTACCGTCAGTACGAGTCGATACGCCGATAGTTGCTGGATCGGAACCGTCAGAAGCCTTGTCCGAGTTAGTCTTGATCCACGACAGGATCGAACCGAGCTTACGAGCGATAGTCGATGTACCAGCCGAACGACCTTGGTTAGCCAGCAGGATAGTCTCCAGATCGCGCTTCAGTTCAGCAGAAGCCTTAGCCAACTGATAAGCCTTTTCGGACTTACGACCAGCCTTGTTTACTGTGTCCAAAGTACCAGAAACCTGAACGGTCTTCTGGATGATCTGGGTGTAGTTACCAAGGCGAACGGTAGGAGCCAGAGTTGCCGATGTAGCGTCAGCACCTTCAATCGCAGCGTTAGCAGTAGTAGCAGCAGCCAGCGAGTCAGTCTGCCACTCGTGATACACGGCAGTAGCTTTGGTCTTGCCAATCGAAGACATGAATGGTGTCTCAGTTGGCGAGATGTCATAGATGATGTCGGTCAAATCTTCCCGCTGACCAATCGCGGTATGTGCTGTAAATGTAGGCATGATAGTTCCTTATAAAAAACGTTCAAATGCTTTAGCGGCATCAGCGACCCTTCCGGTCTGCTTTGCCCTAGCCTTAAGTTTCTTCATCTCGTCGCTGCTATCACGAGGCTGTGAAACTCCCGACTTCATTACCTTCGGAGCCTCGTTAACCTTCTTCGTGATTCCCGGCTTTGCAGACTGTAGCTTGTCGTACTGCATTGCCTTCCACAACGTTAATACTGCTCGCGAATCATAAACATTCGCTAATTCCTGATCTGAGAATCCCGCCTTCATTCCGAATTCACGGAGTTCACGACGTAATGTCTCGCCCTTCTGCGGGTCAGCATACTCAGGGATTACCTCTGCCAGCTTACGAGACTCAGCCTGTACTACCTGACCAAGTTGCTCCTGCTGCTCCCTCTGTTGCTGCTCATAAATCCTAGCCTGTTCTGCTCGAACTTGGGCTAGTTGCTTCTCCCGCTGAGACAGTTCTGCGACCTTAACTGCGTAACCGATTGGATCGGTTTCCTTCAGATAGTCCAGATTCTCAGTTTCCGGCTGCTGGTTAAGCATCTGCTCAATGACCTGCAACCGTTCCGCATATTGGTCGCGGAGATACCTAGCTTCCTCGATACGCTGGCGTTCGGCCTCAACAACCTTGCGTTCTTCAGCTACTGCTTGCGATTTCTTCGTATAGTCTGTGCCAAGTTGATAAGACTTGATAAGCTCATCAAGGGTTACCTCACGTTCCTCACCAGCGGCTTTCACCCTGTATTTCGGAGGCTCCTCTTGCTCATCCTCGCCTTCATCTTGTTCTACCTCCGATTCATCGTAAGATTCCTCGGATTCGGCTTCGCTATCATTGGCTTCGAGTTGGGTTTCAGGTTGTTCCTGTTCGGAGCCTTCTTCCGTACCCATAAGACCCATGATAGCGTCGGCTGCACCACCTACGTCTAACTGAGTATTCCCTTCCGGGGTCATACTTCCAGTATCGCTCATATATTGTTTCCTAAATTATATCGGGAACTGCCCGACTCAGTTACAAAATTTTCAGCCGCTTTTCGTCTATCAGCTTCTGTGCCGATAATCCTTCAAGGTAGGCTTCAATCTTCTCTAATGCCCTTAGCTGGTGGTAAGCATCTTCCCTTACGTTAGCCTCGCTAGCAGCACTCATCGCAAACTTACTGACCTCTACTGATCGGAGTTCTTCCATCATCATCTGGAAGCCCTCATCCCTCAGTAAGTGTTCAGCCCATTGGGATTTGTCCATTCATACCCTTATTCATATTACCTAGCTCTTTAATCGCCTTTAGGACAATGTCAGCCTGTTTGTTACGGCTGTCCTCGTCAGCAATGTCCATCGCCAAGATAGCCTGTAGTTGTTTAACAGCCAACTCAGCCTCTTTAATTCGCATCTCAGAAGCAGTACGCTCCTTCTGCATCGACAATTCAATACCCTTACGGGTGAACTCTGCCTCTAGTTGCTCTCTCTGCAGTTCTAGTTTTGCAGCCTCAATCTGAGCCTTCGCCTCGGTCTTCTCTCTCTCTACCTGAGCTAGCATCTGAGCTACTTCAGCCTGAGCATCTGGAGCAGGTGGCTGTGGCTGAGACAATGCCTCGTTCTGCTCTGGACTGATCTCGTTAATAAACGCCTTGGCATCCTTGAAACCAGCCGATTCAATCAGTCTCGCTAAGGTATCGCGGTACTGAGCCACAGATACCACAGGATTCGATGCGCCAAACTGAGTCAGAATCTGCTCTTGCTTTCCGAGGATCATCTGCAACATGGCTAGCTTCTGCTCACGATCTCCTGAACCAAGACCGACGTTAATCGCCACATCGTACTGATTCGTCCATGTCCGAGGGTCAAACGTTACAAATCGACCTCTCATGCGGACAATCTTGGCCTGATCCTGATACTTGCCCAATAGGTGCAGAATCCCCTTAAACAAGCTCTTAACGCCTGTCTCAGCAAAGATTCGAGCAATCAACTCCAGCTTGCCAGAGTTAGACTTCATCATGGCTGCAATAGCCGTAGCCGATACGTTGTTCATTACGTCAGGATCAAGACCTTGCTGCTGGTCGCTAACACCTGTACGCTTGGCCTGAACGCTATCCATGTACTCAAGCAATGGGAAAGCCTGAGCCGTTACAGCAGGAACCTCGATAGGCACAATCGCATTAGCCGACTTAACACGGATAATGCCACCCGGAGTTGCATTAAGAGCATCATCCAAGTTGACCTGACCATCAACCACACCCAAACGGGCATTGTTCGTTAGGTACAGGTTATCCAGCATCTGTCTTGTAACCGTAGACTTGATTAGCTGGATGTCCATCGTCCGGTCTGCTAGAGACTGACCAAAGAACTTATGCGGGATCGGGATAGGACACAGGCTATGGAACGGCACTAGATCACATTCTTCGTCATCTAGGATTTCGTTGCCAGAATAGACAATCTTCCGCAACTCAGCGATACCATCACCATTAACGTCGATCTTGATGTAGCACTCGTAGACCTCAACAACCTGCATCGTTGGGTCTAGGCTGATGTTCTCATCCGGCTGCTCACCCTGACTGAATCGAGCAATACGCTCAGTCGTGAACTGAAGATCGTCGTAGCTAGGCAATCCCTCTACGATGTCCTTGTCGAAACCCATCGCTATGAGTTCCGAACGAGTCATCAAGCGACGATGAGCTACGAACGGGCTATCCTCAATAGTTCTTGCCGATTTGCTAATTAGGAATTCTTCCGGCGGTACGTTCTCAATCTTGACGCAGCCGTACTTCTTAACCTTCTTGACCTTGACCGAGTAGTAAGGAATCTGGACAGGCATACCCATCATATCCACACCACCGTCAACCATCTCAACCTTCTGGCTCACTACCTCAATGGCAGGATCAGACAGCAATAGGGCTAGCTCGTCCTCGGTCAGGTTCTTGTAGGACTCTTTATTTACGTCCTCTTTGGCTTCCCAGTACGCCTTGACCACGCCAACCTTCATCATCAGCGCATCTTTGAACCAGTTATGCAGGATGATTAGACCGTCGTTCTCACGGTAAAACACCCAGTTACAGTAGTCGGTAGCCTGTTTAGCGGACTCCTCATCTTCTGGAGTCTGAGGCTCAAAGGAGACAATATCCTCTGTTGTCGTAAAAACACGTATTAGCTGCGGGAGAGATCCATCTATTGCTTCGGCTACTTCTCCGGTTACGATCTGGCTACGGCCTTCTACCTCGTTGCCATACGGATAACGCAGGTAATACTCTAGTGCTTTGGATCGCTGATCCGTAGTCTCGGTATCAATGTAACCGATGGAGTTATCGATCTCATTCTCGATAATCCCCTTGATTTGACCCTCATCCATCTTCATAGCAAATCCTTATGGGTTTTGCTTATTATACAATCCATTTCGTTGAAATTGGCAACGATGTCTGCCACGAACTATCGCCCTCGTCAAGACCTATCGCTAGGTATCTGAAAGCGTCACTCATATGGCTAGACCAGTCATGCAACGGCTTTTCATAGAATATCTGCCGTTTCTCGTCGTGTTCCCTGCGGTAGTTCCGTAAGGCATCTAGCCCCTGCTTAGTCCTCGGATGGAACCAGCACCGAGGCAATAGTCTCCTCACAGCCTGAATTCCGTCAGCTACAGGCAATCTAGGCGCAACCGTTATGGACAGCCCTGCTTCCTCTAAGACTTCCTTACGGCTCTTGCCTGTGCCTAGCTCCCTTACCTGTACGTCATGGGGCAGGATATGGGTAAATCCCTCGTACTTGTTGTCTCTTAGCCAATTAACGTACCAATCTAACGCTTGCCCATGATTTTCGACGCAATCAAGGAGTCTAATTTCCTTTCCAACCACCTGAGCAACCCATATAGCTGTAGAGTCACCCATGCCCAAATCCCATGCAGTAAAGCTACGACACAGATCGTCACGAGGAAAATCAGTAATATGATGATCCCTCTCAAGGTCGTTAATAAGTTTCCCATAGTAACTACCCTCGACCGCTGCGTTAAAGGAACACTCGAACTCTTGGTTGTACTTGTCCTCTCCCATCTCTCGATAGGCAGCTTTAAGCTCGGACTCAGGCAGTATCTTGGTCTGGCTAGCCTTGTACTCTAGGTACTTCCAACCTTCCTCGGACTTGGCTCTATCGGCTAGAGTTTGAAAGGAATTTGCGCCTTTAGGAGTACCAATGAAAGCACACCACCCAAGACGATCGGAAAGAGCAGGTCGGATGATCTCGTTCCAAATTCTCGGATTCTGATCGCCAACTTCGTCGATAACCACGCCATCGAAATACTGACCGCGCAAGCTATCAGGATTGTCAGACCCATAAAGACTAACCCTACGCCCCCAAAAATCAACCCGTAACTCAGCAATGTTGGCAGTTGCATTAAGCGGCCTTGTGTACTCTAGTAGGTAATCCCAAGCGACTCTCTTGGCTTGGCTGTAGGTAGGTGCAATATATGCAAACCGAGGATTAGGCTTGTCGCACTCTATCGCGGCTTTGATAAGGTGATTGATTGCGCTAACAGTCTTTCCCATACGACGATGGGCAACCACCACAGTAAAACGATGCTGCTCAATGGCATGGTGGATTTCCTCCTGCTGCTCCCTTGGACTGTAGTTAATAATGATCTCATTTGTCATGTGTGTCGCCCACCACCCAACATAAATTGACCCTTTTTACAGCCCAAAACGTGAGTAAGGTGGATGCTATTTTCCTTCCTCGTTACCCATTCCAAATTACTAACGTAATTATTTTTTTTATCCCCGTCCTTATGATTCACCTCAAGGGAACTATCCCCGTCAATAAAATGCTCTGCAACAAGCCTATGGATATAGTATTTTTTCCCGCGCATTTGGAAATTCACAGTCAAATATCCACTTCCGGCTACACTAGGCCTTAATTCTCTCCCCTTGTGTTTCCTAGTTGTCATCATCCCCCAGCGAGACAAAAGCGGCTTTATCCTATCGATTGATCGGACTTTGCCCGTATTACTTACCTCGTAATCAGGGTTATGGTTCAACGGAAGCCATATCTCAGTCACTTAACGTATCCGCAGTTCAAGCACTTGTTGTTCACTAGGAACGCGCTGCACATCGGGCAGTTAGTCTGTTTGTACGTCATCTTTAGCCTTTCCGCCCCATCGGACGACCATTTCCTGTGCGCCACCGTTAGCGCCAGTAACCTCTTGCTTCTGCGTCTCAGCCCATCGCATCTGAGCCTTAGTCCACCAGATCAACGCAGTCGTATCCCCGCCCTGAGCCTTGCTAAACAGCGTCTTGGCTATCTGTGCGCTGGCTTTAGCCTTACCTACGTCTAGCTCAGTCCGATAATGTTTCCGCAGCGTCTTATCATCAATGCCAATCAATGCGCCTATCTGCTCATGGGGCAAGCCTAGTCCTGCCGATGTCTCGACTATCCGCTTGTTTTCTTCACTAGGAATATGCTCGTGGCTCATAATCTGTTTTCTTAAGGGGAACTGTTAACTGTCTGCTAACAGTACGGCTTTCTTGCCGGTGAAATCTTCCCATCTCTTTACTATTACATCACAGTATTTAGGGTCTAGTTCCATTAGCATTGCATGACGATTTGTTTTCTCACAAGCAATTAGCGTACTCCCGCTGCCGCCAAACAAATCTAAAACTATGCTGTTCTTATGGTAAACATCTAAAATCTCTTGAATTAAGCCAACTGGTTTTTCGCATGAATGAATTGTTTTCTGGACTTTAGCAAAATCCCATACGTCAGCCGGTGCTTTATTTGGATAAACAGGCTTCCCATTGAGGCAAAGGTAGAAAGGCTCATGTTTTGGTCGAGAATAGTAACCAATGCCAAAATTATTTTTTACCCAAACGTGCATTGCCTGAATCTTAAAATATTTCCCTAATGAACGCTCAAATGCTCCAATTTTAGGCCACCCAGTCCAAACAAACGCATATGTATCTGGCTTCATTGACAGCAATGCCGCACCAAATACATCATCAAGAAAGTCATCAAATTCAGTTCCAGTTAAAGCATCGTTAAGAATCTTTCCATGCGTACCACGTTGCGGAGCAAAATCAATCCCATATGGAGGGTCGGTAAACAACACGTCAGCCTTGCCGCCATCCATCAGCTTCTCTACCGCATCAATGCTCGTACTATCCCCACACATTAACCGATGATTGCCAAGTTGATAAATATCCCCTAGCTTCGTCTTAGGCTCTACCGGAGTCTCAGGTACGGCATCCTCGTCCGTTAATCCATCTACCTGCTCAGGCTCCAGCAGCTTATCTAGCTCTTTAGGATCGAATCCGAGTACGTCCATCTCGAACCCTTGTTCCTTTAAGTCGGCTAGTTCCAACGATAACAAGGTCGTATCCCAACCTGCGTTCATGGCTAATTGATTGTCGGCAATAACGTAAGCCCGTTTCTGGCTCTCCGTCATATGCTTTAGCTCGATGACCGGAACTTCCTTCTGGCCTAGCTTTCTTGCAGCCAATAGCCGACCATGACCAGCTATAACGCCGCTTTCCCCGTCCACAAGGATAGGGTTAGTCCATCCGAATTCTTTGATACTTGCCGCGATTTGTGCTACTTGACCGTCAGAATGTGTCCTACTGTTCCTGACGTAAGGGATGAGTTTCTCTACTGATACTGTCTTTATCTGCACTTTGCACTACCTTTCCAGTGTCATGCGTATATCGCTTCATACATATCTGGGCGGTTCTCTAATATCCACGCCTTCGGTTCTTCGTGACATTTCTTGAAATCAACACCTACCGTCTGGCTTCCTGCATGATGCACATAAGCCCTGCTGACGAAATGCTGATAACCCGCCACGTTCAAGTCATGGCATATTATATTATCTGAATACCAATTAGTTGACGGAAACTTAGCTACTTCCCATGCTTCCCGGCTTATTGACGCGAAAATAGGCGCAATCACCGGAGTCAACTTGATCTGATGCTCGCTTTCCCACTTCAATCCTGCCCGTCTGTCACCATCCACCGGGAACCTGATGTTCTGATCCGGCAATACATAGTCCGACCTAGCACCTAAGAATCCGTATTTCACGCCACGAGATTCCAGAATCCCAGCATCTTCCCGCATTAACGATAGCGTATCTGGATTAAGAACCACATCATCGTTAGCTAAAATCAATGAGTCAAACTTGCCATGTTCAAAGGCATAGTCACAGGCTGCGTTATAAGCATCTCCGAAATTGGTAGCAGGATTGGGTCGGTAGATAAGGTTTTCCGTGATCTCTCTTGCTCTAGCCCAGAGTCCAAGATTATTACTACATAAGTACACGGGTAACTTGTCACCATAGCAACGAATAGACTCCAGCAGCACAGTAATGCCGGGGTTGTTTACCGTACATATAACTATTGCTTGCATAAAATAACACTCATCGAATCTACAGCCCTTGGAGTTCTCAGTATTTCTGCGTCTGTTACTTTCTTTTCTGCTAACTCATTTCCGTACTCAGACAGGTTAAACGCTAGCTGCTTCATGTAAAACCGATCTTCCCACCCTAAGTACCAATGCCAATCTGTGTAGTACAGCCAGCTATTCTCGTTGAACGCCCTAACGTGAGTCGGGTCTTGCCATGCTCCTAGACTTAGCTCGTAAGGAACGTGAATATGGAACTCACCTCCCGGCTTTAGCAGATTCTTGCAGTTCGTCATCGCGCCTACCAAGTCTGGAATATGCTCCAAGACATCGTTAGCAATGATCTTATCAAACATATAAGGCTTGATCTGAATTTCCCCAAACCGAGTAGCTATAACCTCGCCAAAGTTCACCCGAGAAATGTCTGCCACCCAGTCCGGCTTTACCCTAGCCTGAATGTCTGCGTTTAAGCAGTCATCCCGCCAATCCTTACCAGAGCCTAAATTAAGCGTTAAGGGCTGCAATTAAGTCCTCTACCTTGTCTGAACACAGCAACGGGATTAAATCGTTTATACGGGCTTCTGGTAGTTCCCACCAAGGATTCTCTAGCAGCTTGTCTATCTGATCCCCGTTGAAACGGTACTTTAAGACCTTGGCTGGATTCCCACCGACTACCGCATAAGCAGGGACATCCTTTGTAACCACAGACTTAGCCGCTAGGACAGCACCGTCACCTATCGTAACGCCAGACATAATCGTACATCCCGACCCTATCCAAACATCGTTACCAATGACAACATCGCCTTTAGTACCCGGATGCCCTTCACCATGCCAAGGGAATACATCCTCATGAATATGCCCAAAAGGGTAGGTCGTTACCCAGTCTGTCCGATGATTCCCTCCTAGAAATATCTCGACGTTATCGCCAATCGAGCAAAAAGACCCGATCCGAATGTCTGCTTCCTCACCCCAATGCCGAACCCGGATGTTCTCCAGCCCGTAGGTATATCTCATTTTTTCTTGTTTCTTGCGGATATTGCGGCTGCTTTAGCCTTGGCATCGGCCTTAGAACTAGCTCCCCATGCCTGTAGGCTTAGAAGTAGTCGAGTAGGCTCACCGTTAGGTTTACGCTCTGCTCCCGGCATATTGCCCATCCTCGCTAAAAATGAAGCACGACGAGGGTTATCACCAGATTTAACAGGAGGCTTAAGATCAGAGCCGGGATTTGCAGCTTCGTAGGACTTTCTGCCCTTTTCATTCAAGCCACCTTTAGGGTTCTTACCGGCCTTCTTAGTCCATGCTGCGGCCATTTTTACCCCGCTTCTGCTTACCCATAGGAATCTTGATCTCGATTTCTATCTCATTAACACCGTTCTTTTTCTTCTCTTTTTCTTCGTCGAGATACTCTTTTAGCAACTCTTTGTCAGATTTCTTCTTTCCGTTCTTCATTTTTTCCTCGGCTTGGCTGTCTTAGCTGATTCCTTAAACGCCTTAGCAGTTGGCGCACCTTTAGAACCCGGTTTACGCATTTTCTCGCCACTACCCTCAGCGATACGTTCACGTTTTCGGTGGATATTACTGTAGAGTCCGGGCTTCATTTCTTCTTGCCCTTCTTAGCCATGCCAGCTTCACTTAGGGCAATAGCTACGGCTTGCTTAGGGTTCGTTACGACCTTGCCACCCTTGCCGCTATGGAGAGTGCCTTCCTTGAACTCACCTAAAACTTTACCGACCTTCTTTTGAGCCTTAGACATCTTCTTCATACAACCTCCAAGTAGCCACGTTCAAAAAGTAGCCCTACCGTCTTACGATGGGCTTCCTCCCACATCTCTAGCCGTTGCTGCTTGGAAAGATTCTTGCCTTGATCTAGCTCAGAATGGCAAAAAAAACAAAGGCTAGCAATTCGATAATCACTAGCCTTTATACCCTTTCCTTTCCCATCTCGCAACTGATTCGAGTGGGCTGCTACTACTGTCCCGTCCTCCCTGCCACAATGCTGACAAGGTAGGTGTCTGGCTCTCTCAAGCAGCTTCTTGCTTCTGTACATTGAACCTCTTAGACGGATAATTTACAAACGACTCACCCTCATTACATTCCTCGCAGCAAGTAACGATCTCGCCAGATAAGTCCCTAGCCCTCGGAACCTCATCCCAGTCTACTACCCAACCGCACCACTCACATTGTGCCAAATTGCTATCGTCTGGTACGTTATCTTGTAGGTCAGTCATAGCTTACCCCTTTCTCTCACCAATACAGCAGCGGCTAAAGTTCCGTATCCATCTATGCCAGCTTGCTCAACAACCTTGGCACATTCCTCACGCTCTGCTGCTGCTACCAACTTAGCAAAGCGTTTAATCTCTGGCATAAAGTCTCGGAATAGCCCCCAATCATCACCGCTAACTTCCCGCGCCATGCGGATAATGTCATCTCTGTTCATGGCGCACCTCTTTCTCGGATAGAGTCAGCAAAACCTTTTAGTAACGTTGCACAAAATAATTGCATAGACGGACTACCAGCTAGTCCAGATAGGTCTACCCCTTTATCCAAAAGATCCGCACATGCCGCACGCTCTTTGCTTGCGCTGTCCGCTGCGACTAGGTTGGCAAAGCGTTCGAGATGTTCTTCTGACATTCCAATTTTTACGCCAGCGATTCCAGCCGGATAAGTAACGCCAGCAACTTCTCGTGCCATGCGGACAATGTCATCTCTTGTCATTGAGTCACCCTATCCATAGTCCGATTACTAGCCTCCTGAGACCGCCATACGTCGATCCGAGCCTGTGCCGCTATCAATTGCCATCTAAGTTCCTCAGCAGCCTCTACAGCCGCCTGAAGCCCCTTTAGTAAGGCTTGATACTCCGGGTGAGCGTAAGCCTGATTCTCCCTGTCAGCTACCGTATTCCCGATTGCTTGTGAGAATAAGATTGCTTTCTTGCTCTTGCGAAACTCCTCAAGGTAGGTAACTTCAGCCTTAGCCTTGGCGTAAGCCGTAGAGTTTCGGTAGATAAAGTCGATTGCCTCGTGAGGATCAACCTTCATTTGAAGCCTCTACGATAGCGACTCGGATTGCCTCGATTAGCTTTTCTGCGTTCTCTGGAGTTATGCAAAGATTTGCATTACCGTTCTTAACCAGCACGTTTACCCATACGCCATTATTTACAATACCAACGTACACACCTGTATGCTGCTCTACACCTTCGATTTTGATTGATTCCATTTCATCCCCTTATTTTTCTGTTGGTAAAAAATTAATACTTTTTACTTCACGCGCAAAATCAATTAGGTCTTCAAAATCTGGTTTTTCATCTGCGATTCCAACTAGGTACATACATAATGCTGTCTCTAATGCTTTAACTCCAGCGTAAAAACAAATAGCCTCTTTTCTACACTGATCGTCAGATACTGAATGCCTCATACGCCATAGCGTTCTATCACACAGCTTTTCATAAGCATCAATCAGATTCTTGGCTTCAGGTTTAAATAAATTATCATCATCAAAATGCCCCATCATCTGACCATAAGTGCCAACTTTGATTAATTCCATGTTGCTCCCCTTGAAAAACCGGGGTTTCCCCCGGATTGTTAATTAAATAATACGCAACTTGCCTGACATACCGCGAGACTTTAAGGCTGAGATAATTTGCTCAATCACATCCTGTCGCGTATCGCCAAGAAACTCAACTAACTCACCCTGTAACTCGGCAATGTTGGTGCGGATTGGCAATGCCTCGCACTCACCAATAAAGAAAGTTTTGCCGTAGCCGTTGGTCTCTTGAAAAATGCTAGCTTTTACGATTCCCATTTTGTTCCCCTAGAACGCCGGGGTTTCCCCCGGTTAGTTAATTAAGCGTATGTTGCTATTGTGCGATTCGCATGGTCGATTGCTTCAGTCCAGTTTGCAATCCACTTAAATGGCAGTTCCATAATATGGTGTGCCTGATACTGACCAGCGTAACCATGAGCAAATGTGAATGTGCGGTTCTTGTTGTCACGAGTAATCTTGACCCATTGGCTGTCACCGCGAATCGTTTTCTCTGTAATCATCATCTCATTCCCCTTAGTCATCCCGCTGTGTGCTGCGGTATGGACAGATACTCTCACAAAAGGTTTCCATCGGTAAACTAAATAATTTCTATCGGGAAACGCCATTTTCGATAGGTAAATCCTATTCCCGGCTATTTCCAAGGGTTTAGCTTCTCCTGATCCATGACGTAGGTTTCTCCATGCCCCAAGTTCTTTAGGTTTTCCTCTTTGATTAGCTGGCTCTTTCTCGTCCATCCGGGGAAAGTTACGCTCTTGCCATTAACGATAGCCAGCACATAGACATCTACATCGTCGTTTAGCTTAGTCGTTGCCAATAACCTACCGTCTTCGTATTTGGTTGTTTTTATGTCAATCCGCTGTCCCTTAAAAAAACAGTCGTAAGACCCTGACCTAGTTTTAGCGATTAAGTCTGGAAAAACATTGTGTAGCTTACAAAATGCGTACTCGCCAATGATCCCTGTCAAGTCTGTCTCTAGCGCAGATTGATTGCCCATTTGACGGTCTTTGGTATTGCTAGCCCTAGAAACCATATTCCTCATGGCTGCAACCATCACGCATAAATCGTAGTCCTCATCCGTTATCGTTATGGTCTTCATGGCTCTCGGCAAACCTCTTTCACCGCTTTAACCGCATCGATTACGTTAGTGACAATAGCTACCTGACCTTTCCAACTGTGATGCCATAAGACCTGATCCGGGGTCAGCTTGGCTTTATCGTCCTTCTTTATCTCCAGCAGGACGTTCTTGCCCCGGTATCCCACAAGAATGTCAGGACATCCCTTGCCTACCCCGTGAAGATGCTCGACTTCCATCCCCAAGCGTCTTAGCTCTTTAACAATCTGGACTTGATTTGAATCCACCCGTTTATAGACCACGCCAATCCCCCCATTTACCTCGGTTTCCACGTTCCCATTGGATTCGGCAATCCTTCTCTAGCTGGTCTCTCCTGTCACCCTTGACCCTAGCCAAATACTCCATTGCCTTGCCCCTGTCTTCAGTACGCCAAGCCAGAACCTGACGGACTTCACACCTATGCCTTAAAACTTCCTCGGTTGTCAAAGTCAATTCTCGCTCCTATCCTCTCCACAAACTGCTGACTTAGACTGTCGTACCAGAGTCCGTACCACTCCTGACCGTCACCATTCCTCTGTTTCTCGCACATTAGGAAAGTATCCGGCTGAGTCTCGTCTATCTGCTCACCCCGGTTCTTCTGGTTTTCTTTTTTCTTGTTTCTCCAAACCAAAAAGACGTTATCCACCTGATCCGAGATACTTCCAGACCCTTTCAAATCGTTCTTGTTCGGCTGTGTCTCGTCCGTCTGCTGCTTGCGGATATGGTGGACTAGATGGATGTGTACATTGTGATCCCTAGCCAATGCCGTTAGCTCGTCGATAAAAGACTTCTGACCGTTGAAGTCATCCTCGTTCTTGACGCACTTCATCAGGCTGTCGATAACGATGTGCTTGACCTTTAGCTCGATGGCGCAATACCGACTCATAGCAATCACCTTCTCCGGTGACGTAGTTCCCTGCTGGTCGTACAGGTACATCTTGTCGGATAGAAACTTATCCATCCGGTCAACCATCTTCGTGATAAATCCTGCCCTGTCGTGAGTCAACGGATCATCCAACGATTCCCCGGAAAACTGTCTAAGCATCCTCTGTAGCGTCCGTTCAGGCTTCATCTCAAACGACGCTATGCAGACTGACTGACCCTGCTTGACCAGACTCAACGCTATCTGACCCGTGATAAGCGACTTACCACCACCGTTAGAACCTGCGTAGACAGTTACCTCACCCTCACGATAGGCAAAAGAATCATGGGTTCTGACCCAAGGCATAACGATCTTTTTTTCTACCGTTTCCGATAAGTAAGCCTCTTTGATGGAATCTAGCCATTCAGAAGCCTTCTTAACCCGTATCGTTACGTCGTTTGAATGTAGATACTTCTCTACGTCAATACTTTCTGACTTTAGGATTCGAGCCTTCCTAGCCTCGTCTAGTTCTATCGCTCTTGCCTCAAGACTCATAGTTTCCCCTAGTTAATCAAATAAATTTACCTGAATAGGCGCAACAGTTCTATCCCATACCTGTGCGCTTTGGTGTGATTCAATCCTCTCCCTCATTAGAGCAGCTCTAGCCTCTTTTGTTGGTGGTGTATAAGTACCACGCCATGCGCTATCAATCCCGATGTTTTGACCTATGTTTGTGCTATCAGCGGACGAAAATGGAAATCTCGTAAAGACATCAGGATTCAGCATCCGCAAACCGTGAATCTTAGTCTTTGGCAATCCTTCATCGTCGCAAATAACATCCATTGCCTCAGCCATCCGACTCCACCAAGCAGGGGTTCCTATGTTTGCAAAATCACCAGACGAGCCTAAACAAATCCTTGGATACTTAGTTACTAGCCGATCCAATCTATCTAGGCTCTCATGCAAATGCCATACCGGTGCGCCAACATAAACCGCAAAAGGAAACTCATCCAGCAAGTCATCATTTGCCTTTTCGTCACCGTCAATAACGTCTGGGATTACAGCAAAATCAAACGCTGGATAACGTCGCAATCTATCCACCCATTGATAAAACGGAATCCAATCTTCTACAGGATTGCCGGATTTCCACGCGCTGAAAGCCCCGTTATCCACAGCAAAAGACTGAGAAGCCTCTAACGCTATCGTTAGTTGGTCTGAATGTCTAAAGGAAACAAACGCATGACCACCACTTATCGCCCTTAGAGCTGCTGTTGCCGGGGTTATTGGAAGGCCGTGATAGTGGATCATTTGACACCATCGTATCGGCAAGCATCTCCGCTTAATGGTCGCTCAACCTTGACCCAAGCGACAGGGAAATACTGATTAATGTGATTAAAGATGAATACGCATAGTGCCTCTAGCGTCTGGTGCGGCAAATCCTCAATTTCATTAAGGAAACGATGGTCTAACTTTGCTCTGACCTCTTGGATTTCTTTCCGCAAGTAAAACAAGTCAACCCTTTGCCGCTTATTTTTTGGAAGCCTAAAAAATTGCAGCATCCCATCAGCACCCATCTCACCCTTGACCGCAACCGTAGCAACGTAAGAATGTCCATGAATTCTCATACTCGGCTCGTATTCAACTAATGGGACTAACCGAGCTAACGTATGAGCAGCTTCAAACGTAAAAGTTTGAGAGATTTCCATAAATTATTGAATATAAGAAACTGCTTCGTTGATTCTCGATACAGCCGTTTTAAGGCGTTTTCTGTCTACTTCCGATACCTGCCTACCCTCGCTCAAATCAAACGCCGCTACGGACGTTAAAAGTGCCTCAAATTGGATTATTTTCAGCAGGTCTGATGCGTAAAACGGTCTGCGTACTGGTTTATTAAAATGTTTTTCCTTAAGGGAACTTAGATTGTTGTCGTTAGGAAATAGGTCTGTCAAGTCCATTCCTACCGCTTCAACGACTTGTTGTGCTGAACATCCGGCAAAGCACTTGAGCAGGATTCGACCATCGTCAGTTTCCGTTATGGCAAGGCTTGGCGATCTGTCAACGTGAGCAGGACAGCAAGCTATCCACCGACCTTTTGAACCTTTAACCTTTTCCAGCTTGTTTAGTAAGTCTCCAATCATTTGATCCTCCTGTCGTTCATCCACCAGTCTGTCTGCTTAGTTTCTTTTGGTTTAACCCACTCTGCGTGAAACCCTTGCCAGTTGTTCACAATCATTTTTTCCATTACCTGAGGTAACTTTAGTCCAGCCTTATCACCTTCTTTTCGTAAGGTATCGATAACTCTTTGCGTTATCTGAGCTTTCTTAATCTTTCGATGTTTCTGGAAATCAATCCATAAATCTTCAGGAATATCGTCAGGACGTTCTACGTCCGCTTTACTTGTTTTTATTGGTTTATGGTTATTGGTTATTGGTTTATGGTTATTGGTTAGTTGAACGTCCGTTGAACACTCGTTCAACACCTGTTCAACAGGTGTTAAGCGTTTGTTCTTCCGTTGTTCAGCAGATGCTTTACCAGCAAGTGATTTCTTGCCAACAAAGCTACGATATTCATCAAGTTCTGCATCACAACGTGAGTGTTTCCATACACCATCCTCAAGCCGGAAATAGGCTCGTAGCAGCAAATGGACTTGATCGGCTGGTAACCCGACCTGCAAAGCAAGAACGTCTATATCGTTAGGAAGGGGTTTTTCGGAGTCGTAGTACATCCAGATCAGGCGCAAATATGCCATTGCCTGTGAATCTGTTAGGCGAGAAGTAGCCTTGATGAAGTCACCGATATGGTGCTGGTAGTAGTGCATATCTTTGCCTTTCTCGTGAGGCAGTTAGCCTCGGCAATCTCACAAATTAGGTGGGTCAGGCAGGACGGTGAGAAATCGTCTTTTCGGTAGCGAACCTAGCCATTCCCGGTGAACTATACCGTAATGTTTCTTAGCTGACAAATCTTACAAACATTGTGTTCCTTAAACTGTCCTGCTGATCTGGACTTCTTACAGCCATAGCAATACCTCAACCCAAAGCTATAAGTCTTAGAAGGTGCTGGGTTTGACTTTGGAGGTGAGAACGATAAATCTTCGTCTTTCAATTGGTTGTCCACGTGGCGTAGTCTTTCTTGGTTCTGGGAACTTATCTAACTTAGGTTGAGTCTCTTTCAGTTTTTGTAATGTTTTCTCGTATTTCATTGTCTCATAATGTTGACGGTTGGTAATAGAACTTCACTATTGATTTCTATTTCTTTATAGAAAATATTTCACAATTACCTATTAATCTGTGGCACTATTTCGAAGCGGTAACTACTAGGGGATAAATATGAACGCACAAGAATTCGAGCAGTTCCTACTTTATGAGCTACTTGAAGGACATCCTGAAGATGTACTTTGCCACATGACAGCCGCTGATATTGGTGAAGAATTCTCGCAGATGTTATGGGTTTGGTCGCAGCATCACCAAAATCCTATCCAACTTAGGGACAACCTGCAACGGTTCATTATCGGAATGATTAACCGTACCGTTAAGGAAAAGAATTTACCGGAGTACGAGGAGACTGAGGAAGATCGTTACTTTGACCGTGAAGATCGACTCTATCAGGAACGCAAAGACCGTGAATATAAAGGGAGAGACGTATGAACAAACTATTCAGAGCAGACGATAAGTTGGCTGACTTCATTGACCGCCATTCTGGTAAAGTCATCTTTCTAATGTTTCTCCTAGCGTTACTTTTGGACAGCTTATGACATCAATCCTAGACCCTTCATTCAAATATGTCCCGTCTGGCAAAACAAACATTCGTAAAACTTTTGACCGTATTCGCAAAGAGCAAAAGGAGGCTGCAAAGATACAAGCTACTAAGGAAACACAACCTAACAATATCATCTTCAATAAGAAATTCGCTAAAGGATAAATAATGGATACCAAAGTCTATGAGAAGCTACAGCAAGCTAGAGTCAAACTCCAGAATGTAGAACTCAAGAAGTCAGGACACAATAAGTTCGCAGGTTATCGGTACTTTGAACTCACCGACTTCCTGCCTACCGTCAACTCGATATTCAACGAACTCGGACTTTGCCATACGTTAGAGTTCACCAGCGACCTAGCAACCATGCAGGTTATTGATACCGTTAACGGTGGCATTGCTAAGTTCACCTGCCCTATGGCTTCGGCTCAACTTAAGGGATGCCATGAAGTACAGAATCTAGGTGCATCAATTACCTACATTACTCGGTATCTGCTGGTAATGGCTCTGGCAATCTGTGAGCATGACGCACTAGACGCAACCACAGGCTCAGACGAACCTAAGTCCGCTAAACCGATTACTAAGTCCGTATTTGATACGTTAGACGAACAATCTCAAGATGAGATTCGTAGTTACGCAGCAGACATCATCCTAATGATTCACAAGGATCAGGTAGCGGAAGCTGTGGAGTACATCAATTCTCTGGAACTAGACGCAGACTGGAAAACTGCACTCTGGAGCCAGTTGGATAGCAAGCAACGATCAGCAATTAAGAAATTTACTAAAGGATAATCATGGAATACGACAACACTAATCGCGGGATGCTAGGCCGTAACTCAAACAAACAGTCTGACAAGCACCCGGACTATAGCGGCACAATAAACATCGATGGCAAGGATTACTGGCTCTCTGGCTGGCTTAAGGAAGGCAAGAACGGTAAGTTTTTCTCTCTAGCGGTCAAGGAGAAGGAAACTAAAAAGCCAGCAAAGAAGGCCGAGTTTCAAGACGATGATCTTAGTGACGCACCATTCTAAGGAGGAGTTATGAAATACCTATTCGCACTCTGGTTAGCCGTTACAGCACCACTCGTTTACGCTACTTGTACCTATCATACATACTGTGATGCTGGTCGGTGTGTAACTTGTACAACTTGCTGTTATGGTGCTAGCTGCAATACGAATTGCTATTAACCATGAGGGAAAGCGGATGCCAGCTTTTCGATTAATAATCGTCAAGGATAGAACTGGTGTAGCGAGTACCTCACCCTTCGGCCTAGCGATAGGTGGCAAGTAACCTACGCAGCATACGCATAGCTCCTTTACGTTTGTCTCCCCTTCTATGTGAGTATGCCGACTGACCGCCGTAAGCGGTCTACTAACTCAGGAGAAAAAATGAAACTGTTGGACTATTTGAAAGAAACGCACAAGATCAAGAACGACCGTCAACTAGCCCTAAGAATAGGCGTATCCATGCCTACGATTAGCAAGATTCGTAACGGTCACAATGGGGTGTCGGCTGAGACTAAGATCGCCATTCACAAGGCTTTCAATATGCCTATCGTTGAGATTGAGAGTTTCCTATGAGCTACGAGGCTACCGAACTGTTAGTGGTACGTTGGGGTGAGGCCAGAGGGATTATTCAGAACTCTGACGCTAAGACGCAGCTATTGAAGGCTTTTTCTGAAATGGGAGAGTTAGCAGATGCGATTACCAAGCGAGACCGTGAATCAATTATCGATGGACTTGGGGACGTTCTTGTATGCCTTACTATGGTTGCTGCTATTGAAGATGTCGATCTAAAGCAATGCTTCCAGTCAGCCTACGAGCAGATTAAGGATCGTAAAGGCTACCTAAACAAAGAAGGAGTATTCGTTAAAGATGACAAATGACATCACTAAAGCAATCGAAATGGTCAATAAATGGTGGGCTAAGTCTATCGTTGCCATCATCCTCTGCGTTATCGGCTGGTATATCGGTGGGGTTCAAACAGAATCTCGGATAGCCTCTGATTGCAAGTTTGCAGGGGCATTTCGCGTAGACATCCAAGCCTTTACTTGCCAACGTAGACTATGACTAGATTTTGTACGAGTTGCCAAGCCACTAGGGATGAGAACGGTGGCATAACAAGACCCACTAAAGGCACTACCAGATGGATTTGCAAGTCCTGTATTGAGAAGAAATCCCCAAGTATCTACAGGAACCTATCTGGTAAACCGACACCAGTAAATCACATTAATAGAATTGTCAAACAACTAAGGGAACGTAATGGGTAGACCGAGAAAGAATCCTGATGATCCTAAGTGGCAACCTGTGGCAGAACAAGTTACGGGAGTACCAGTCAACGATGATTGGCGCATCTTCTTCGCAGCGGCTCTAGGAGGCTTAATTGCTAGGGGTAGCGGTCAGACCTATGACCAGATGATAAAAACGGCTTCAGAGATCGCTACGCAAGCCTCAGAGTCACTTTCTTAGGGCTTCGTACTGGGTGTAGCATTGCTTGAGGGCTGTTCTGAGTTCGTCGGCCTCTCCAGCGATCCTGACAAGAAATTGCCCATCCTCTCGGTAAAGCTCTTTTCCACTACAGGATGCCTGTCTAGCACCGGAGGAACTGGACAGGGAATCTGCTTCGGAACGGGACTGACGGTGCTGCAAGCTGTTAGAGAGAGCAGTAGCCCTAGCGTTAATGTTCCTGATTTCCGCATCCTTTTCCCTCCTTAATTGATCCGCATTAGCCTGTAGCTCTTGCTCTCTCCTACGGGCTTCTTCTTGTCCCTTGGCGTACTCTGCGTATTGTGCAGCCTTCTCTTTATCCCATGCCTGTTGAACCTCAGCCTTACCTAGCTTGTGACCTTGGTATAAGCCTCCGGCTCCGGCTGCACCGATTGCGAAAACAACGCCAATGATGACGTAAGGGTTCATTTCGGCGGTACTTTCGTGGCATCAAGTTTCTTGTGTATCTTGACCTCACGACATACCTGAACCTCTTTACCCTTCTTATCTTTTTGGGCATTGCAGACTTTTTTAGTCTCTCCTGCGTGAATGTTAAACACAAGAAATAAACTAAAAAACACAGTTCCAGCCATACGTAACGCAATCATGCTACCTCCGGGTGGGGTGGTTGTTCAGGTTTAGCTTTCGGATCATACGCCACAATAGGCGCAATGCTAGGTTCCATGCGTACAGGAGCCTGTGTAGGTGACGGTGGTGGTGCTTTAGGTGGATCAGTCCAATCACTCGCCTTAGAGACTCCCGGTGGTGGATCGATCAATTTAGCAACCCCATCCTTACCTTTAATGGCAAGCAATGTCGCTAACGCCCCAAGTATGTACTTAGACATATCTGAGAGCAACATAAAGAACTGCTTATCCGCAGGTGCAATAGCGTTCATCGGCTGAGTCACAAAGACTACCGAATACATCGCTAGGCTAGACATCATCAGCAGAACAGCACAGAACGTCGTACCGATAACTAGCTTGATGACAGAATCAATCTGGTCAGGAGTCCACTTCATTTTTCCTCCGGCTTAAAATCCGCAGCAGGTACTAGCTGGTCAGGACAAGTCCCAGTTACAGCACAGGTAGGACGCTGACACTCAGGTTTATTCCAGTTCTTGTTATCTTGGCAAGGATAACGGAACCTATCCTCACAGCCTACGAGACTAAGAATGAACAAGACGTAAAGCGTTCGCATACTGAATCTCCCGATCTTCCATGCCCTTGTAACCACCGTTAATCACGCGAGTCATACCACGTAGGTCTGTAGCGTCCGCGAATCTATTCAGCTTATTTGTCTCCCAGAACCAGCAAGCAGACTGAGCAGCACCTTCGAAACTTTGGGTGTACTCTGAGGCTTCTTCTGGAGTCATCTCTAGGCTAGCAGCGAACCAGAAGTAATTGTCCTTACCCGTTAGCTGAATGAGTCCTCGGCCTTTGTATCTAGCCCCATCTCCACTAGCCTCATCACCGTTACCCATACGATTCGCATAGACGTAGTTAGCGATCTTATCCGGCTGTTTAGCGTAGGACTTAGCCTGTGAGTCGGTCTGGAAATACTTAGGGAAGACTTTAAGGAGACCTTGAGCAGAGTAGTTCAGGTTCTCCGTTAGCCACACGAATCCACCTGATTCATGGTGACATTGGGCTAGGAAAGCCGCTATACGGTTAGGAGTCGTTATTTCGTATTCTTCTAGGAGCGACTTCCCACCGAGTTCATGTTGCTTGCCAAACAAAGCCTCGTACCATTGATCCGGGTACTTTGAGTGAGGGATAAACTTTCTCCAAGCCTTACGATCAATCACGATACATCCTCTCTAACAGTATGTCTCGCCGTAACTCTTTCATTCTTCGGACTTCATGGACAGCAGCCTGAGTCGCTACGTGCATGTCCCAGAGCATAAATCCGATGATCGGCATTACAATAAAGAAAGTTAATAACACCGCCATGACAGTAATCAATAATGTCCAAGGGATGTTCTCATCGTCTCGCTTCTTACTATCAGAACCATTAGCATTATTGCCCATAGAATTGTAAGAACGACTGCCCCAATCCATGCCAGCTGACTTTTTACCCGATTTATCTGTTGCCTTCGTTGCCATCGAGCCGCTTGAATCTTTCTAGTCTCTATCGCCAGAGCATCTGCTTGCTCGTTCTGGATGTCAGCCCATGCCTTCTCAAACCTTGCCCATACAGAACCTAACTCTGGTGGAGTGTTATAGACCATCTGCTCCCTGACCTGAGCCAACATCTCGTTAAGTTTGGATTCCAGCCTGATCCTCTCTAATGCCCTACGGCCTAACGATAAATCTCCTCTATAGACTTCTTTAGCCGCTGCTTCACTCTGGACATAAATCTTTACCAGAGCCTCGTACTGGTCGATAAACGTACCTAGATTCGACCAAATATCGCTAAGAACATCATCAGGTACAGCCTTGGCTACTTCCTGAACTCTTTTTACTTCTTCGTTATATTGCTTCTTCTGCTCAGGGCTAGGATCGACAATCTTGTGATACTGTTCTTTCAGGTCTTTCAGTACGTCGCTGACATCTCCGCTGGTACTCTTAATCTGCTTGTAAAGGTCTACGCCTTTTTTAGCGAGATCGATTGCTGTCGTACAGGCTTTATAAGCCGCAGCAATGGTTATCGGGTCAATCACTCTACATGGAGACGCATCTTTATATCGCTCAACTCACGACGTAATTCTTCGTTATGTTCCTCGCACTTACGGTTCTGTTCTTCAACAGCCGCTAGACGGACAGACATACGCTCGACTTCTTCACGTAAGGTAGCAATAACCTGTTGCCATGCAGCATCAGTTATCTCAGCAGACTTATTGTTACGGTTATCGGCCTGAATCTTCTGATACATAGCCCATGCTCCTGCACCTAGACCACCAATACCAACGACGATTTGAGAGAATAAGTTTTCCATGTTAGGTTTTCATAATAAACGCGAGTGCGTAGTATGGTACAAGGTTAGCGTTAGTACCTGATGAACCTGTACTATCGACTGTCACACTAACCGTTGTAGGACTAGTAAGAACGTGAGTAGTGCTATTATTTTGCGGAGACCACATACCCATAGATGACTGTCCACTACTTGTCCCGTATGGGATATTTCCAGCACTGTTGTAGCCAATAGATGAATGTTGGTGTGGGCTTGATGATGCGGTGTGTGTATGGCTTACGGTGATAGCGTCTTTAGAGCCGCCCGTCTGAGTCGCTGAACCAGTTACATTAGTCTTAGCCGCACCACCATCGTCAGCGTTAGCACCGATAATAAAACGATTACGCAAGTCTGGAGTGCTGTTAGAACCATCACAAAGTACCCATCCACTAGGAATTGTGGCAATAGTTCCTGACCACATGATAATCATGCCAGCCGTAAATAGATTTAGAGTTCCCCATTCAGGAGACAACCCAGCACCCCTAGACAATAGAACCTGATTAGCAGTTCCAACAGACGAATTAACAGTTAATGTACTTGATAGTGTTGTATTCCCAGTAACAGAAAGAGTACCGCCAACAGCAAAATTATCCGCATCAGTACCTGCTTGCATATCCTTAACCTGAGCCATTAGCTCACGGATAGCGTTATTGATACCACTAGGCGCACATCCTTCAGCAATGTTAATCCCACCAATGTCGGTGTTATTAGCCGCTGTAGCACTCCATTCGCTAACTTTGTTCTTTGGCATGATTACATCCCAGTAATGTTTCTGAGTTCTTCCTCAGTTACGTTAAGTGGCGTTAATAGCCCTCTAGCCCCAGTTACAGCAGGAACTAGGTTAGGCGGGATATTAGCCCCACGACCTGCTCTCATAATGTCAGCTAAATTCTGTACTGAACCCTCACGCATCTTGGTAGCACCATAACGAGAAGCTATAGCACCAGCCGTAAACGGTAGGCCAATCGTAGGCTCATAAACCGTAGCACCGCCAGCGAATAATCCACCAACTGAGCTTGTAGGCGCGAATCTACCGTAGAACTTGAGCATATTCTGAGTCGTTGAGCCTTTAGCGGCAGAACGAATAGCGGCTTGTTCTTCCTTAGTAAATAGACGCATCTTCTTGTCATTCTTAGCCAACTGACGTAACTGTTGAGCTAAGGAATTCTCAGTACCAGACTGAGTAAACTTACTAACGTCCAACTGAGCATCTTCGAGCATACGCTCAAAAATCTCACCTTTCATCTGACGGTTGTACTGATCTCTAGCTTGCTTCCAAACAGCTACGCCAGTCTTTGTATTTGTTCCTACCAAGTCAGATTGTGGAGCGTTAAGGATATAGTCATCAAACTTATCCTTCAGGATCGTTGCTAAACGTCTTTCAGCAGCATCAGCACTTGCCTGAGAGTTTTGAATAATCTTCCGTAATGCCTGAAGTTCTGTAAAGTCTTTAGGTGTAGGTGCAGTCAATTCCTTGATAGCAGCCTCAATCTTTGGGTATCCAGTCGGGGTATATCCCTCTTGACGCAGATCACCAGCAATCTTCAACATATTGCCAGAGAATTTCTGTGGATCAAACGAAATACCAGCCTGACGAGCAGCATCAAATGACTTGCTAGCCTGAGCAGCTAATTCACCTCTAGTCGGGGCTGTAGTTTGCCTAGCACCAACACCAAACGCAGCACCAGTACCCATGCCTGCAACCATGCCAGCAACAGGACTACCAGTAACCTCACCTACACCCTGACCAACAGCAGCACTAGGAGCAGCAGCAGCTAATTGACGAGTAGGAGCCTTAGCAAACTCTGTAGCCAACCCACGGCCTAGCTCTGTCTGAGCCGTTCTAGCAACTTGTGGCAATGCGCCTAATTGACCACCAACACTCGTTAAGGCACTACCACCAGCCTGTAACGCACGTTCACCAGTAGTTTCAGGAACAGGGAAGCCAAGACGAGTTAGCAGGTTTTCTACAGCACTAACTGGAGATGGAATCTGATATTTCTCAGGTAATAGGACGTTAGCAGCCTGAGTACCAACCTCAGCCAAAGGCAACGCTAGACCACCTGCCAATGCTCCCGGCGCACCACCAACCATAAAGCCACCAGCAGTACCAGTAAGTACAGGGGCAGCACCCCTAGCAACAATACCAGCACCTCTTTTCAGTTCCTCAGCAGCGGTTCTAGGCTGTGCTGATGCCGCAGCAGCTTGATAAGCCTCTGCATCCGATAATTGACGATCAGACTCTACTCGATATGTTCCAGAACCCGGAATGGTGATCTCATAGGTAGGCATTAGCGCACCTTTCTCACTTTGACTCCAGCAGGTAATGTCTGAGCAGGAGCATTTTGCTCAACGACAGTACCCCTTAGCAAATCATCAAATTCACCACTATAGCCATAGGTACGAGCATATTCGTTAGGAATCGTCTTAATTGCACGATTAGAAACATTAATGTACTGCTTTAACTGCTTTATTAGTTCGTCTTTTTTCATTCCAACTACTAATGAAGATTGAATCTTTGACAAACTATCCATTTCAGCAACAGCTACGTTACCTACAGCACCGCCAGTAGGCGAGGCATTTCTCATCTGTGAAAGTTCATTCACAAACGCACGACCAAGTAGGTTCTGCACTAGCTGGTTAGCCGTAAACGCATCTGTGTCAGGAACCTTTACCCTTAATGGCGCAGTTAACCCAGTCAAAGAATCAATGTAAGCAGGATTATCAAGTAGCTTCTGAGCAGCATCTCTAGCATCAACGACGTTTTTAAGCGCGTAACTTGACAAAGCTACCGTCGATGGCTGTTTTAACAACAACTCTTTCTTTGCTTTTGGAGGAACAGCAGCATCAGGTTGCTTAATTAATGGAGTCCCACCAACATCAACGATTGGCTTATTTGATTCTTTTACAACCTGTTTAGCCTCTGCTACAGGGCTAACTGGCGCAACTCTAGTGGTAGCCGCTGGAGCTGTAGCAACCTGAGTAGGCGCAGCAGATACTGGAACAGGAGGCTGTCCAATCATAGCCTCACGAGATGTCGGAACAGGAACATTTGCACCAGTTTCCTCAAGCAATTTACGAGCATCAATGACAATCTTAGTTTGGTCAGCTTGAGTCGGAGCGTTTTGATAACGCAATACCAAATCCATCTGCTGAGGGGTCATCTTTGTCATGTCGGTAGTACCAAACATCCTAAATGCAAAGTTTCCTGCAGCACCTTCAAACTTGAATTGCTTTCCAGACTCCATTACAGCAGTATCAATCTTCTGTAATG